TCATTCAACCGAAAGAATTTCCTGCGCGTCGTTCAGCTTTTTCAGCAGAAGCTCGGTAAGCATCGGCGTTACATGCTCCGTATCCAGCTGCTGATATTCCTCGCTCGTCATGTGCCGAACCAGGACCTCCATGTCCATCATAATGTGCAGGGCGTCTGAGTTGATTTGCTGGTAATCGACTTCAGGGCGATTTGTGCTATTCTTTAGTTGCGTTTCCATGACGCACTCCTTTGCCCGTTGCAGCGGGCACTTGGGTTAATCGTGGCCACCGCCAGTGTGCGGTGGTTACGGTTTTCATTGCTCTGTCTTGATAAGCCTTAGTTCTGGGCTTGATCGAACTTCGTGATCTTCCCACTTGATTCGATCCTCTTCTGGCTTGGATATAGAGCCGTCCTGAGCCAGGTCATAGCCGCCAAGCACTCCATGAAGCGCCTGCATTCTGCCCTCGCCGTTTCGGAGGATGGCGATTACTGCGTCCTGCAGCGATTCCAGCTCATCCCCAAGTTCTTCAGAGACATCGTCGCGCCCATAGAGGCACTCAAGCAGAGACTGCAGGTATTCAGCTTCTTCTTGGTTGAGGATTGCTGAAGCGCATCCGCGCCATTTTTGGTACCAGATTCCTTTCGCCTCTCGCTCTTCCCTGGGCATCTCGCGGGGATATGCCTTGCCGTTCATGCCGCCTCTCCCTTTCGATATTTGGCCAGCAGTTCGCTATCCTCTTGCAGCCGGCGCCACAGCTCGTTGATTGCGTCGATGTGGTAGCTCTTGATTTCCCCGTATTCAGCGCTTGGGATCTTGTCTACCTCCAGGCCCATTTCATCGGAGATCGCTTTCAGCTTCTTGCCGACCTGCTGATACATGGTTCGGCTAATTGCGAACTCTTCGGCCAGCCAGGGGATTGCCTTCACCTGCTTCCAGCTTTCTTCGTGGCCCAGTCGGCGCTCCAGTTGATTGGCCTTTCTGGTCGCGGCGGACGCCTTGGCCATGGCAGTTGCTTCGCGTTTACTGCCTATCCAGGCTTTTGTCTTCCTGGCTTCATTGCGCTCATGCTCCAGTTTCAGAGCCTTTTCGTGTTGATCCGCCCATGCTCGGGCAGCTTCGGCCGGGTTGCTGAAGTCAGGCAGCACCACGTTGCCAACCTGATAGCCGCCGGTTTTTCGGATTGAAGGTAAGACTTCTCCAACCACCCATTCCTCGAACGCTTCTGCGGACGGGAGTTTGGATCGCATCACCAACCGGTACACATCCCTCTCAGGAATGATTTTTACCGTCTGCGGGCCTCCGGCAGAAGGGAGGACCGTTTCGTTCACCCCTTTGCAGTGGTCGCGAATTGCCTTCAGCGGGTTCTTGTACTCCAAGATTTCCGCGACATCGCGGGCCAGGAACCAAGGATCGTCTTCAATGTTGATTACACGCACTGAGTGGCCGTGAAAATCAAACGGAATTACGTTGCTCATGCTGCTTTCTCCTGTTCTTGTGCGCGGTAGGCGCGCTGAAGCTGATAAACGATCTCAGCGTTCATGCTTCTCTCGTTGGCTTTGGCCTGGCTGCGTATCAGGTCGCGCATGCCTGATGGCAGTCGCACGCTAAATTTTTCAAGGTGATCGCTTGGGTAGTTATTCACGATCGCATCCTCCTTCTCTATTGATGGCAAGTTGCCCCATCATAATTGCACAACTTTCAGTTGATGGCAAGTTGCCCTCATGGCGCTAGTATCAATTTGCCTTTACTCTTTAGCTATGAGCGAAAAAAATTACCCAAGTCAGCAGTTGGACAAGTTTCAGTTGCGCATGCCGGAAGGTATGCGGGAGCGTATTCGCAGCGCTGCAGAAAAAAACGGTCGGTCGATGAATGCGGAGATCGTGGCTCGGCTGGTGGAGAGCTTTGATGCCGAAGGCCGATTGAAAGAGGCGGGCGACCTATCGGTCGCACTGAGCGAAAAAATTGAAGAGGCCCGGCGAGAAATAAGTCTCATGGAGAAAGCTAAATCTGAGGCTCAGGCGTTTTTTGATGAGATCAAAAAATCGGAAGGGGGCGGCAATGACCGGTAGATCTTCTGTCGCGATTATTGTCGCTGCAGCGATTCTGGCCTTGGCGGCAATCGCGTACCAGTACATGGCGCCGTACAACTCATGCGTTCGAGGGCTTGTTGAGGCTGGGGCTCCTGAGCGCGTGGCCTTGATGCAGTGTAGGGGTGTGTAAGGTTACCTTCAGCGCTTTTACAGGAGCTCGCAAATGAGTAGCGATCTCGCATTAGCCGTCACATTGTCTGCCGCAATAGCTTCAGCGGCTGTTTTGCGCAAGCGAATTTATGCCGCTGACGAGTTTCGTCAAATGGGATTGCTCGACTGGTGCGGACACATATCGCTGATAGGCATTGTCACCATCTTGGCGACATGGCCTATCGGCTGGATGCCATTGACCGTGGCGGGGCTTTTCTTGCTACTTCCTCTGTACCCAATTGCCATCCTTGGCGTTGCCGGCGTATTGGTCGAAACTTTCTCAGACCTCTGCAGCCTTTTCAGGAAACGCTAATCAGCCTGATTGTATAACCGATTAAACCTATCCACCTCCTTTTTTATTCGCTTCTCTATCATTTCTAGTCTCCGCTGTTTAGCCTGGTCTGACAGAGTGGTGCTCGACTCCACTCGCTCTCTCTGCTCTCGCAGCGCTTTCCACCGCTTCTCGGTAGAGTCGAGGACGGGCTTCAAGCGCAGCTTGTCTCGGTGCTCTCGAACGAAATCTACGCGCTCTCGACCTGATATCGCTTCTCGCCGCTTCACTATCTGATTGATTTCATCGCGTCGATCGTAAAACTTCGACTGATCTGCATATGGAAGCACCCGTCCGCTGATTTTCCTTACGAACGGAATGTCGCGGGCCTCCAGCTCTTCAAAGGAGGACAGCTTTTCTGCCAGATTAACGGAGCGATTGGTGAAGAAGTCGTAGGCGCTGCCTCCGTAGTAGCTTACGAGATAGCTCATTACATCCGGACTTAGATCTACTCCCCCTGTCATCTGCTCGTTTCCGCCTGTGATTTTGTTCAGGGTTTGAGCTATAGCCTGATACGCCTCTGGGGTGCTCCGGAACTTCATGGAGCTGTCCGGCTTCGGTGTCCCGCCCGGGAAGTCCTCACTGTAAATCGGGCCGCCCATAAAGTTTTCGTTAAGAGGCAGCGTTACGATGGGCTTGATTACGGTTGGGGTAACGTTTTTTGCTATCAACCCGAATGCTTCTTCGGACTGCTCAAACCCGATTGGCGAAAAGCTGCCCAGGGCGGCCAGCGTGACATTGCTTGCGGCATTGGCGGCTGATTGACTCTCGCTGAACAGCAGGTGCTCTGCTTGAGTGCCCATTACCGGGAAAATGTTGTAGCCGTAAGGCAGGGGAATCGTCCAGTACTCCCCGGGCTCGCCGCCCACCAGTGACTTCATGATAACGATGTTCCGCTCTTTCACGTAGTCGGGCACCTTGTCCCACCAGTTCACCTCGTCGTCGTCGTCACCGGCCACAAGGCGGTTCAGCAGTGACAGCATAAACCCGCTCACGGCCATACCGGCGGCAATCTTCTGGGCCTTATTCATGCGACCCCACATCGGGTCGCCCTTCCTGCCGTTTAGCCGGCCCAGGGTGCGCACGAAGTTGTTGGTGCCTTGGATGGACGCGTTGGCGAACATGAAGAAGGCGTTTAACGCTGTCCCAACCTCACCTCGCCGGTTGAAGTTCACGGTCATGTTCTTGGCCAGGCTGGCCGCTTTCTCTCGGCTCACTCCGGCGTCAATCGCGTTCACGTAAGCCGACAGTCGCACGCCGTTTTCAATGGCGCTGTTGGTGTTCTCCACCCAGTCCGTCGTCCACCGGAATGCCCGGCGCAAACCGTTCAGGCTGATTGGTCCGCCGCTGGCCATCTTCACCAGCTTCTCAATGTCCTGTACCTGGCCGTCGATGTCCTTCATGTCAAACCAGCCGGTTTTTGCACCATCGGCACGGAACTGGTCAAAGTGTTTCTGCCACTCCCCCGCTTTGCCCTCCAGCGCCTTGCCTTTCAGGCTGGCGTTAATGGCGCGAATGGCGGTGCCGGTGTCCTTCAGGGTCTTGGCGGCAATTTTCTCACCGGCAATCTTCCCATCTTCGGCGGTCTGCTCAGAGGTCAGATTCAGCAGTGCGGTCTGGATATCCCGGGAGAAGTTGGAAACCACAAACTCCGGACTGTAGCTCGTATTCAAGGACGACATTATTCTGGTCACATAGCTCAATGACCGTATAAAAACGTTGTTGTTATCGGGCCCAATGTTTCGCATGGCATTCATCAGGCGCTCGTCTTCGATCTTCACGTAAAGGGTTTTGCCGCTCTCCTTCACGGTGAAGTATCGGTCGCTCATCATGGCCATGGGCACCACCTGCTCCCTGACCTCAATGCGCGTTTTACCGGTGGCGGGGTCTTTCACTCGAACCGGCTTGCGCTCAACTTCCGGGTTTTCCTCGGTGTAAACCTTCCAGTAGCTGTCGTTCGGGAACTCGCGCACCAGGTTTAGGAAGGTCTGGCCAACCTCGTTTTTCCGGTGACGCAGAACGGCTTCGGACAAATCACTTATGGCGTAAGCGACTGGCGAGGCTGACAGGCTGCGCCGGCCGCCTGCAATCTTGGATTCAGCACCCGAAATGGCAAAGCCCTTGCCAATACGGGGACGCCCATCCTGAGATTCGTCGGCAGCCCAGCCTTTGAGCGGCACGTAATTCTGGTATGTGGCTTCCCAGGCGCCTATAGCGTCGGAGTCCAGGAGACCTGCTTCCTGCAGGATTGAGCGGCGCCTTTCCAGCATCCGGTAAACCTGATCAGCCAGCATCTTGTACTCGCCCAGTTTTCCGGATTGCTCGATTCTTCCGATTACCTCTCTGGCCTCGGCATCGGTCATGCCAGAACCGCCGTCCGGCATTTCCTCGTTACGCTCGGCGATAACCGCGTTACGCTCTGGTGCGTGCTTGGCGTACAGGTACTCGTCCAGCTGCTCCAGGCTCACTTCGTATTCCGCCATATCCCGGGCCAGCGGCTCTACCATTTGCTCCTGAATCAAGCGGATATCGTTTTCGACTTTGCCGTGGAACAGCTCTTCGGCCACGTAAGCATCGGCGCTTTCCGGAATGTCGCCAGCGGTTTTCTTGATTTGCTCCTGCACGCCTTTCAGCACGGTGAACTTGTCGGCAATTTTGGCCACTGCTCGACGCACAAGCGTGTCGCTTGGGGCGCTGAAGGGCTGGGCGTCCAGCGTGGGGATACCGCCATCGGTTCGACTGAAAGCGGGAATATTGGCCTCTGATTCACTGGCTGAAGGGTTCTTGATATCAGCTGAGAAGTCGCGGCGGCCAGCCTGGCGGCCTCGGCGAAAGGCATTGGCAATCAGGTCAATGCGGCTGCGAAGGTCGTTAGCGCTGATGTTCGGCTTTACCCATCCAGCTTTGACCAGCAACCGCTTAATACCTCGCGTTAGGGTGCGCCAACCTTTCTTAATCCAGTTGGGCCGTTCTTGCGCCAGAGTGCCCAGCATTTCTTCGGCGTACAGGCGATTGGCCTGCTCTTCATTGAGCCCCACAGACTCGGCCACCGGACGGTATTCATAAACGGTCTTCTGCCAAAGGGCCGCTACCTCCCGGCTTTGCTCCGCCGCCTGCTGAATATCGCGGTAAAGCTGTTGGCGATCTTCCGGCTTAAAGAATCCCAGGCCCTTGTGAACCAGGATCTCTTCCTGCAACGCTTCCGTGACCGCGCTTTCGCTATCAAAAGCTGTTCGGACGAGGTGAACGGTGTTGTTCGCCCCGACGTACTGCCCGGCGATGGTGGCGCCTCGGTCCCTGGCCGGGTCGAACCCGGGAAGGGTGGTGGCGTTATCGTGGATTTCGACCTGGACATCATCGGCGCCCTTGTACTGGCTGAGGAAGCGGTTCACTGTAGCCTGCACTCGGGCCTTGGGCAATCCCTTGGCGGTGGCGCCCTGCTTGCGCATGAACATCGCCACGTTGCCCGCTTCGTCTTCCCGGGTTTGGATTGCCTGAAACAGGTTGTCATACGCGGCGCGGATTTCTGGGATTTCTGCCGCTTCCGGATAGGGATAGCTGTCGCTGTCCTGCATGCCCAGGGCTTCCGAAGCCTCCCAGTATTCCTCAGACACGATGTTGGCCAGGTAGTCGTTACTGGCGCCCTGGTCGCGCAACTTCTCGATCACATAGCTCTCAAAGGCGCGGGCGGCCATTTCGATATCCGTGGACCAGTAGGCCTTGGTGCGCACTTTGTCCAGCTTCTGGCTGCGCTGCTTGAGCTTGGTGCGGTTCACGGTGCGGCGCACGTTGCGGAAGGCTTCGGCCACCTCCGGGCGCACGGAGATGTGGGCAGAACCTTCAGTGGCATACCCCATATGCTGAGTGGTTCCGCGCTCCCGGCTGAAATAGTTGTCCAGCGAATGGAACCACTCATGGGCCAGCGAGCCCGCGCCATCCTTTTTGGTCAGGTTGATCACGATGTTGCCTGGCTCGTAATGCGCCTTCGGGGCCCGCTTGCCGCCTTTGCCCCGGGCGCCAAATGCCAGGCCCAGCTCGCCGTTCAGGGACAGTGCGCGGGCGGGAACATTCAGGATGCCAGCCAGGTCCATCAGGCCATCGTAGGCGTCGTTCAAATCCTGCTGACGACGCCCCTGCTCTACGTAGTTGCCAAACTGTACGCCCCGGAAGCCGAAGGTTTCTGCAAAAGCATCTGGCGTTACGTCGCCGCCATTGCGGTGGTCCTTGCCCACTCGGGGTGAGTTGCTTTCCTTCCGGTGGTTGGGGATCTGCTTCATCTTGGCCAGTCGGTCTTCCAGCTCGGCCTGGTTTTCCTGCAGATAAGTGCGGGCTTCTTTCAGGCTGGTGAAGTCATCTCGAATGCGCACTACATCGCTGCCGATCTTCTTTCCGATGAAGATGTCCTTGGCGTCGTGGCGGTCGGAGTAAATGTCGAAGCGGACGTTCTTGGCGGCCTTGCCTTTCTGGCCCAGGGAGTCGTGCACCTCGCGGAACTTGTCGATCGCCTCCTGCTTGCTGTCCGCTGCCACCAGGCGGCGCGGCATGTTGCCGAAGGCGCCGGTTTTGGCGGTGCGCTCGATCACCCACTTATCGAAGCTGCCTTTTTCGCCATCGAACATGCTGTAGTGCGCTGAGAAGAATCGCAGGCCCTTCAGGCTTTTCTCGTGGCCGACAGCGGCGTACAGGTCGGCCCGGTTGAATACATGCTGCTCCAGGGCGCGATAGCCATCCTTGCGGGCGAATTCGCGCATATCATCCACGTTGAATTCGCCTTCGATGACGGATTCAGTGAAGTTGCGCAGCGCTTCTACCTGGCGCGTCCAGCCCTTGAGTTTCCAGCCCTTGCGAGGCTTGGGCGGCACCTCATCTCGGGCGGCATGGGCAAAGCCAACGGCTTCCGGGTCGGCGCCGGAGTCCAGCAACTTCTGGTAATCCGGCTCCGGCCAGGATTCGGACAGCGGCACAGCGGCGGTGTCTTTCGCCTTGGCGTCCTGGAGCTTGCTGGCGTAATCCTTTCGGGCGCCTTCAATCTTCTCGCCGAAGTCCTCGATGGGCTGGCTTGGTGCTGTACCCTGCTTCGGGCTTGCCTCTGGGATCTCGGGCTGGGCTGGCTCCTGCTGCGGAGCCGCCTTGCTCTTGGCTTCTGCAAGGCTCTCCCCGGAGGTGTAATTGTTTCCCGCCCCGCGTTCCGCGTCATTGGCGTAGACCGGGAAGAATTTGATCCGGTTGCCGCCTACGCCGAACGATTCATCAGTGATAATCTGCCCGTCATTTGAGCGCCAGATTTTACGGTTACTATCTTTCTTCCAGGTGAGGCTTGATGCGCCTGTGGCGGCTTCTGCCGGACGCTGAGCTGAGCCTTCTTGCTGGGCTTGGGCTGCAGGCTGATCAAACATATTGCCCTGACCACGGGCCTCCGCCTGATCTATGGCGCTATCGCTGCCAGACAGAACAAAGTCATCCGCCTCGGCGTCTGCCTGGGCGCGCTGCTCTTCCTCGCGGCGGCGAGCGGCCGCTTCCTGTTCGGTTTGTTGGCGCTGCTGCTCTTGCTCGGCCAGATCCTGCTCAGTTTGCGCCTGCAGATCCAGTTCTGGCGCTACTTCTTGCTGTCCGCCTTCCGGTTGTCCGCTTTTATCTGCTCCAGCGGCGTCTTGCTCAGGTACTCGTTCACCTGCTCGTTGCTCCTGCCCTGGCGCTTCAGTCGCTCGGCCGCTCTGTGCCGAATCAAGTCGTCCGCTGCCCGGTTCATTTGCTCCCTGTTCATAGTTCATCAACTCCCGTTTCAGGTCTTTGACCACATCGGCCCGCTTTTCACCATCGTACACCCGGCGGGCGGCGCGGTTCACCATGTCGTTCAATGCCGGCGTGGTAGTTACCCGGCCAATCAGGTCCAGGCTGCGGGCGCTTTGCTCGGTAATGCCCTCGTTCGCCTCTGTGGCGATCTGGTTGCCCGCTTCGCTGGCCCGGTCTGCGTTATCGTTCAGGCTCTTGAAAAGCCGCTTGTCGGAGTTCAGGCGCTGCCTGAGCGAATCCAGCACTTTGAGGCGATCTTGCATCAGGCTGACTTCTTGCGCGTCATCCCCGAACAATCCGCCCTGGTCGCCTTGCGCTTCGGCAAATTCAGCTGCACGGATTTCGTTAATCAGCAACTGGCGCTGGTATTCGGTTTGCGGCTCCACCCTCTGGAACGCATCGGCGGCGGCCTCTTGCCGCCCCTCTTGCTCGAAGCTGCGGCCAATCGCGGCGCCGTCTTTCTCGCTCAGCTGGCCAGCGGTAACCATGCCAAACACGTTATCGCCCAGGCCAGCCAACGATTCGCCGTCGCGCACCACCTGGCTGGACGGCAGATCGAATGTCTTGCGCACCTCAGTTGTCGGCACGTCGCTGTCACGGAACACCTTGGCCACGTCTACAGGCTCTGCCTTGCCATCGGCAATATTGTTCATGGCCGCCTCTACCCGGGCGCCGGCAACGTCTACGCCGTCGGATTCATTCACAATGCGGGCGTTGATTTCACCCTGGCCCAACCGGCGGGCAAGGTCCACGCGGTGGTGGCCGTCCGCCACGAACAGGGAGCCGTCATTCCGGCGATGAAGCAATACAGCGCCGGCGCGGTTATCATCCCACCTCTGAACGCCAGATAGGCGCTGATCTACGCCTTGATCGTTTACGCGGGAGCGGAACTGGTACTGCTGTGGATCAACCTGGATTTGATCGACCGGAACACGGAAAACGCCGGTGCCGTTGTCGGTCATGGTTTGCTGTTCCGGTTCTAGCTGGCTTTCCGTTGTCGGCTCCTGCTCAGCCTGCTGCGCCTGTGGAACCTCCAGCTCAGCGCTGAAATCAGACGGCATTGGCCCCGGCTGCTGGCTCAAATCAAGGCCGCGCGGCTGCTCAGGCTGGGTGGGAGCGCTTTCTTCGGTTACCGGCTCAGCTTTCTGCTTCCATTGCGGGGTTTCTGGCTGCGCCTGGCCTGTGCCCGGATCTTGCGGCGCTACCTGTTGAGTGTCTGGGTCAAGGATCGGCGTATCATCAAGCGGCTGACCCCCCTTACCTTCCTCTCCAGGCTGATTGCCAGTGCCGGGCTTCTGCATCGCTGTTTTGGCTTCTTGGCCAGCCTGAGTGCTTGAGCCGGCAACGGTGCCATAAACGCCACCACCAACGGCGCCACCAAGCCCCCGATCTACACCTTCGGCCAGAGTCATTTCCTTGCCGGTGCCCAGCCTCTCACCGGCGTACTCAATAATGCCTTCCTGAACGAATTCGGTCATGCCTTCGCGGCCGCCTGCCTTACCGCCCTGGCTGGCAATTCGGCCTGTTGCGTAAGCCACGCCTCGCTTCAGCGCTTCTTTGCCAAACTGCTCGGCCTGAACCTGCGTGAACCCCTTTACACCGAAACGCTCGAACAACGCAGATCCCAGCGCAAACGGAGTGGCTTCCAGTACATCCGTAAGATCGGCTTCTTCCTTGCCCTTGTTCTGTGCGCGCACCTCGCCAATTTCGCCAGAACGGGCCATAACATAGCCGGGCAAATTCAGGGTTACAGCCACCATGTCCGGAATGGAGCGAGCGCCCTGCTCGATACCAAAGCCCAGCACTTCAGCCCAAGCGCTACCGCTCAGTGCACCGTTCTCTCCAAATTCCTGCTTGACGCCTTCCCATGTACTCTCTGGAACGTAGCCAAGATCGGAGTCTGACCAGTAGTCTGCCGCGATATCCAGAGGCTCTTTCCTGCCTGAGCTCTCTTTGTATTCGCGGTACTCATCCGGCTTTAGGTAGCTTGGAATAATGTCGCCATCTTTCCAGACAAAACCGCCAAGAGGCATCTGCTCATCGGCGTATTCGGCCAGCTCGTTGCCTGCTCGGAAAAGCCCTCCAGCCAGCTCGCCCGCACGCTCACCAGCCCCGCGAATCAGGTTCCAGCTTGGAGAGCCCTCGTCTTCGTTGGCCGCCTTTGAGCGCTCTTGCCTAGGAAGATCGAGGCCTTTCGGCTGGCCCGGCTCAGGGCCGCCCACCTGCTCGCCGCCAATTTCCACGCGGGAATCCACGAGCTGCAAACCCTTGGGTTCGCCCGAACCATTCGGGAGCGGTTCGGCCTTGCTTTTCCAGGCGGGTGCAGATTGGCTTGCGCTGTCATCCAGTGGCTGGGCCTTGGCTTTCCAGTTCATTCAGATTACTCCGCCGGTTTACGGTATTGGTTGCCTTCCTCGTCTACGAACACGGTGCCCGGGGGCAGGCGGTCGTAGTCGGCATCACTTCGAACGGTCGGGGTTTGAGGGCTTCTGTCAACACGCCCGCTGTAACTACCGTCGCCGTTATCCACGGCCCGCCCACCTGGCGGGTAGGCCTGACCCTGGCCGCTTGTGTCGAGCCCCGGCTGACCTTGGCCGGTTCCTCGCGTGCTCTGGCGAATAGTTCGCAGCGCCTCCAGCGCGTCGTTACGCATCTGCTCGGTGGTTTTGTAGCCTTCCATGCCGGGATAAATGCCGGCCTGCTCCTGCGCCTTCATTTCCTGATCCACGTAGTTGGCAACGAAGCGGGTGGGGTCGGTGCGGCTTTCGTTGAGCAGGCTCCAGGCTTGGTCGTAATTCTCAGCAAGACCCACCCGCATCATCCACTCGGCGGTTTGAACGTCAGCCGGGGCGCTGCCCGAACCGCCACGACCGCCGCCGTCTTCAGGGTCGTACTGGTAGAGCTTGCCGTCAGGGCCTGTTTGCACCCAGCCCAGCTCTTCATGCTTGAAGGGCTTGCTGTAGCCGCTTTGATCTTCCTGGCTGAAATCCGCCATCACTTCGCCGGTTTCCGGGTTCACCAGGCGGTCGTTGATCTGGATGCCTTTGGTACGCTCCGGAGTTTTGCCGGTGAGCACAGACAGAACGCGACTGGCCATCTCCTGACCACCGCCCGAGCGGATTGCGTTGCGTAGCACTCGATAGCCTTGCACCTGCTCTACCAGGCCACCTACCGGCACTTGCATTACCTCATCGTCACCTTCGGCCTCGGTACCCCGATTGGCGGTCAGCGGGGCGTTGTAAATGGCGCCGTCTTCGCCTTCCACCTCCAGGTCCAGCGCCACGGTGCCGGGTTCAGCGCCTGGATACAGGCCAGCCACCCGCTTTTTGCCGCCACTGCCCCGGTTGATGCGGTGATCAAACAGGTGGTTGATCGAGTACAAGGCGTCCGGATCGTTGGCGCTCATGGGGTCTTCGGGATCAATCACACGCTGAGCCACCTCAATATCCTGATCGGTTTGCGGGTCCAGTGCCGGCCAGTATTTGCGGTTGTCGGCCAGCCATTTCACCTCGTCCTCGGTGGGCTCAATGCCGGAGGCGATTTTCCCCAACACAAACTGAGCCTGCTGCTGCTCCTGCTGCTTGGCCGCCTGCTCCTTCTGCATTTCAAACTGCTCTTCGCGCATCTGCAGGCCGCGTTCAGCGCGCTCGTCCTGCTTCTTGCCGCGCTGGTAGCTGTTCATCACCTGAAAGCCTTGAGCAAAGCCGTGGCCCAGGCCGCGTGTGTCGAGTGCCATACCGGTTCCCCTTAGAAAAATTCGCTTGCCAGGTAGCCTACGCCGGCGCCGATAACGGCACCCCAGGGGCCGCCAACGGAGCCCATTTCGGCGCCCACCATCGCCCCGGCCATGGCGCCGGTTGCTGTTGTAGACATTTGCTGCTGTTTTTCGGCCTGCTCCATGGCTTCTTCGTGGCGCTTGGCTGCGCGTTGCTGCCCGGCCAGATCACCGAGCCCCTTCATTGCGTCGGACTCCATCTCACGGCGGAGCCCCATCAGTCCGTAGCTCATTGGTTCATCACCTTGTCCGGAATGTTTGAAAGCCCCATACCGCCGGCCAGAATGGCCTGCTGGCGATCCAGGGCAGAAATGCGCGCCTCGTTGCCGGCGCTGGCCATGGCGGCTGAACGGTTGATGTTGTGAGCGCGGTTTTGGGAGGCGGCTTGTCGCGGGTTCTGGCTCAGGCCGTAGGCCTCACGCTGTTGGGCTGCCGCCTGTTGCGCGGAATCGAATGACAGGCCCATGGCGCTACTCGCCTGCTCGGCAGCATCCCACGGGGCGCTCGAATCTGTGGCCATGTCGGCCAGCTGGTCCACCTTCGGGGCGAAGCGGTTTTTCCAGTCGGTCCACTGGGCGCGATTGAGCTTGCCGAGAAGAGTGGAGGCGCCCTGGTCGCCGCTAAAGGCGTCGCTCGGGTCTACAAATTGATAGTTCATCCGAAGCTCCTTCCGTTAACCGAATCCATCAAGCTGTAGTTGCCGCCGGACGCATTCTGGAGGCCGAAGTTGTTGCTGGAGGTGTCGAAAGAGGTCTGGGCGTTGTATTGCGGCTGAGATCCGCCGCCCCAGCCGTTATTCATGCCGTAATTCACCCCGGCCCCGGCCATTTGCCCAACAAGCTGCAGGTTCGCTGAGCGGCGATTGAAGGCATTACGGGATTCGGCAATGGCATCGGCCGAAGACTCTTGCGCAAGGCGCGACAAGCCCGCCTGAGCCTGCCCTGATTGGCCCTGGCCAATGGCCACGATGTTCTGCAAGCCTCGCACCTGTTGGCTGTCCTGCTCGAACTGGGCGCGGCCCGCCATCTCGCCGCCGGTGCCGGCAATGTCCTGGCTGAGCCCGGACATCTCGCCCTGAAAGCGCCCACTATTGGGGTTAATGCCTGCCTGAGACAGACCGCCTTCCATCTTGTTTTGAGCCTGAGACAGCCCCTGATTCTGCGCCTGAAACGTGCGGCCCCGGATGTAGGACATGTTGCCCTCGGAATCCATCTGGTCCACATGCTCCATGTACTTGTCTTCCAGTGGCGCCAGCTCCTGCTGCGCAAAGTTCCATTTCTCTGCCGCCACTTGGGCCAGGTATTTTTGCTCTGGCGTGTCTTTTACTTCGTTATCGCCGCCACCGCCGGACATGGCTAACCTCCTTTCAGTGATTCTTCAGCGTCAGCCTGATAGGCCGGGTTCTGAGTTGGGTCTTTCTCAAGCTCGGCCAGATAGTCGCCAAGCGAGTCTTCATGGAAGTGTTCGCGCACTTTCGGCCCAACGGCTGCCATCCACTGCTCTCCACCCACCAGGTAGGCGCACTGCGTTACCAGGCCGGTTAGCTGGTCCCGTAACACGAATGCCAGGGTGCGGCTGTGTTCAGAGCCTGAGCGCTCCAGCACTACGCTGTCTCGCCAGTCCTGCAGGGACATGGCCATAAGAGGCCGAAGGTAGGGTTCGTGCTCGCGATAGAAGGGGTTGGCCGGGATTTCGATCAGCGATTTCCAGAACGCAGAAATGACCTGCTCGCCAGTCAGGGGTTTGTCGCCATCGATAATGTCGTCCAAAACCTGAGAAACCTGAAACAGTTGCTGGCAGAACTGAATCGCCCCTTGATTGCCCCGCAAAACCTGTTGAAGAAATGGGGCTTCGTCGCTTCTTGGCATGGCTGGCTCCTGCTGGTCGATTTCACCAACAGTTTACCAGCTTGTAGTCGATTTGGCTTTTCGGGCGGATACTGTTCAGTCAATTAGCCCTATTCAGATAACGGGAACTCTGTGTACGGGTGCGATTTTCCTCCGTTGTCCAGCCAATGAGAGTGCAGCTTCCCGGTTTGGTACGCGTAATAAAGCGATATTGGCCGCTCACTATCAAACCAATCCCGATCGCCAAAAAAAGAAAGCGCATAAGCCCTAAGGTCCTCTGCTTCGTCATTTGTATTTGGGACTCGCTCTCTTTTGGCAATTCCGGCAGATGCCGAGGTAAAGGCTGGAGAGTCAAAGAACGGCAATCGATTATGATAGGCGTTTGCGGAATTCTTCTCCATCATAACGCCCGTCCACGCATCGTATTGGTTGAGGCACAGCCGGAAAAGAGCCACTAGGAAGGACCAGCTATCGGTTATCGGGAATGGAGTCGCCCGCGCCCATCGGTCAATGCCTCTGCGGGCGGCAGCTACACGCCACTCGTTTCCGCCGCCTGCTTGCGCGACATGATCTATAAGGCTTTCGACTGCCTTCTTAGATATGAGGCTCGTGATGCGACCAAGAATTGAAGCTTGGTAGGCAGCCTGAAAGTCATCTCCAGCCCGTCCATCACAGTACCTTACAGACGACTCCCCGATCAGCGGCAGCCCTTGTCGATACTCCAAAACAGCGCCAGCGTCTGGAATTAGGCTTTCGAATAGGAGCGGGTATCGCTTGTACCCTGACGCGGTATATCTAACAATAACCCTTTCTGGCGACGGGGCGTGCTTTATTAGGGCGGCTACTACAGGAACAGAATCGCAGTCGCCCGCGCACAAGACGGCCACTGGGTCTGATGACTCTGCCCATATTTGTTGCGCCCTTTCGTCCATGCAGGCAGATACCGCCCGGGGCTGCACTGCCAAGGACTGATCTGTGGAAAGCTTGACGGGAAACGGCCACTTTAGAGTGCCGGTCTGGTCAATGGCGGTTCCGCCAAAAAATGCGGACATAGAATATAGCGCCTCAAAGTCTTCCTGCCCATAAAACCTAACCATTTCCGGCGTTTTTACGAGGTTAGGAGCAAACCAAACTACCATAAGGCCATCTCCAGCTGGGGCACTCTGTCAATGCCTGCCTGGCCGCGCCAAATTTCTCGGCGCTCTTTAAGTTCTTCAGGAATGGGGCGCCCGGCCTCCAAATAACTGATGGCTTCGTTTGCGGTTTCTTGCAGCATTTGCTCGGAGCCTGATGGCCGGATAAGGCTTGGGGCCGCCAAATGCACAGGCATGCCTAGTTTTCTGGTCAGATGGGTTTGAATGAGGCGGCGGCGGTCAACTTCCCACTCCATGGGCTCAGAAAATGATACGGCCGGATCAGCGGCAGGGGTAAAGAACACGCACCTCGAAAACTCAAGTGGAAGCATAGGCCCTTGACGAAAGCGCGCTCCGCCCAAGTATTGCCCCATATCCACAATCATCACGTCAAAGCTATCATCAAAATCAAGATAGCTGCCGTTTTGCTCTGACTGAGAAAATGTCCGAGCTACCCCTGGGCAGCAAGTTGTGCAAGACAGCCCTCTCAATCTAATTCCCTCAGCAAGCGAGGACGCCGCAAAAGAAAGATTTGTGCCGTATAGCGAGCCGGTAATTAAGATTATGTCGCCAGACTCAATCTCGCCAGGATATAAAATTCGACGTTTCATAGGCCTACCCGTTAGTAGTCGTTGTAAGCAGTCACGTTGGCGTCAGCTCGCCCAGAGAAGTTATAAGAAGAGTTTGTTGGGGTTACTCGAACTCGAAACTGCAAGCGCCCGTCTCCATAAAATGGATAGCCTTCCATTCGGAAAACCATGTCGGACGAGGCCTCATCTGTAGTGCATGACGTCCCCGCACAGGTATCCTCGCAAGACGTTGACTTATTAACCTCAGAAACTGCAGACCAATAAGTTCCAGTTTTGGAGCTGTTTCTGTACATATTGCCCGTATCAATAACCAGAGCTCCACCTTTGTAAACCTGAACCCTGAAATAAACGCTGTTATATGGGCTGTAAAGTCGAACATAGGTGTCTATATTCCTTCTTCTAAATCGCCGATATTCGCTAGTATCCGAGTAGTTGTAACTGTAGATATCAATAGCGTCCATCCAGTCATAGTCCTGAGCTCCATCTATGGAGTCCGACCAGTATTGATCGCTGGTTAAGGCAAGGTAAGGCTTGCCAGCTTCAGTGGGTGCGACAAATGCCGAGCCAACTACAACAGAGCCTTCAATCTTCGAACCCCTAATGACAGAGCCATCTACCAGGCCCCGAACAGTTACGTTGTTTAGCGATGCGTTGTTCGCCTCAAAATTACCGTTCTGCCAAAGCTTCCAGCCGGCTTGCCCCGGATCGTAATTGGCCGAATTTGCATCGCCAAAAAACGTCGCCGCCTCTGCCACGCTAAGGTTATCCGCTTCAATCAAATCACCCTTCAGCTTCCCCGCCACGGTGGTCACCGGTAGGTCGTTTTCATCCACGATCTGGCCAAACCCAACAGCCCCGATCTGGCCCTTCTTAATCGTGCCCTCCCGAATCCGCGCGGTGTTGATATACACCTCGCCGTTATGAACGATGAACGGGGCCACGGCATCGGATTTTGGGGCGCCTTGAGGTAGCACGGCAAAGCGGTCTGCGTTCACGTAGAACTCGCTGAACTGGCCATCCTCGGTGTCGTCGGAGGGTGTAGAAGCCAGGCCATACCCGGCCACAGCGCCGTTGGCGTCGATCTTGACGGTGTATTGGGCTTTCACCCCGTCAATGACTTCGGCCTGCGTCTGCAGCGCGGTGGTGTTGTCGCCTACGGTGCTCTGGACCGTATTAATCTGCTGAGACAAGGCACTGTCGGCGTCGGCGCGGGCGGTCTGCTCTGACTGGATTGCAGCCAGGTTGTCGTTGGCCTGAGCCAGCACCGTATTAATCTGCTGAGACAAGGCACTGTCGGCGTCGGCTCGCTCTGTGCGCTCGGTTTTCAGTCGTGCCGCCACAGACCCGGCGAGGCTTTCAGGGCCGTCGATTAGGTCGATCCGGCTGTTCAGCTCTTTTGCCAGCTCCGATTCCCGGATTTCACCACTCAGTTTCTCGATCAGATATCCGGTGTCCTCCAGGGCCCTGCCCGGAGTGCCGGCGGTGTCGTTGGCCGGCCCTTCGATGTTTGAGGTGGATACGAATGTGATCCAGTAGTAATAGGTCTTGATCTCCGCATCGGCCCGAACCACATCGGTGTAGAAAGCGCCGGCGTCGCGGCCTACCAATTCGGCGTTAGCGAAGTTGTCTTCCTCGGCCCGGTAGATATTGGTGTAGGCGTGATTGCTGTATAGCTCGCCGGGGATATCCCACACCAGGGAGATCAGGCCATTGAAGCCACCCGACACAGCAAAGCCGGTGGGCTTGGGCGGTATGCGCATATCCTGCGGGGGCTCGCCTGGCTCCAGTGCGCCCGGGCTGCTCGGCTTGACCCCTTTCTTCACCTTGCCAATGCCGCTGTCCAGCAGGTCGCGATAGGTGATCTTGCGGTCCAGTGGGTCGCCGCGAACCCCTTCGCCTACCTCCAGAATCTCGGCAATGGCAGAGATCAGCGGTTTGATTTCCCGGTCAACCTTGGGCGATACCGGCGGCAGTGTGCGTCTACGCTTTGCCATCAGATCAACTCTCCCGGGGACGTAGCCACTTGCACAGAGGCGGTTTCGTGACTGCCTTCCAGCTCAATTTCCCAGTCGCGCAGCAGGGAGTAACCGGCCGGCAACCGGAACATGCCGGCAGACTGCACGTCGTGCTCAATAACCGGCATGCCGTCGGCGTACAGGCGCATGGTGATCGGGTAGCCGTAGGCAATGACCTTGGCGCAGGTAAAGCCGGCGGCACCGGGCGGGATTTCGTGGATCTTAGAGCGCCAGGTGTAACTCATTGCTGGCCCACCTTCCCATGTGACAATGTTGCTGCCCTGAATCAGATACAGGGTGTCTTCCAGCAGGTCGTAATACCCGCCGTCCGCGGTCACATCGTGAAACTCAATGCCCTCGCCAGGCGTGAACGTGAAACAGCCGCCGTCATAAAACGCCAGGTATTTGCCGTCATACCGGTAGGCGTGGATGGTTTCGGGCTTCAGGGCCTGCCACTGTTCGCGCGTAAGCACCTTGCGGGTAACCACTTGGGCCTCACTGCCGCCCACGGCAATCAAGCCGTCATGGCCCGCGTACAAGCCGTAAGCGCCCATATCAACAATGGAGCGACTGGATACGCCGGGCTGGTTCGCGTCCAGTTCCATTTGCGCCATGGCTTCGGGCGTGTGGCCGGTGACAATCCACGGCTTGCCCTCGGTCACCACCAGAAGCCCGGCGCTGATTGCGGCAATGCCAACGATGTTGTGCTGAAACGCCAGCTGATACCCAACCGGCCAGGCATGGGGCAGGTACGGCTCAGAGAAGCACAGCGTGTTTTCGAAGAAGCCGGCCAGTACGCCGTTAGGTAGTTGCGTGAGCCCCTGCATCGCCGGGTTTGGCGGGTCGTAATACAGGCTCGGAAGTGCCAGGCCGAGGCTTTCGGACAGCTCGTTGTCGGTGAAGCTGGCTGTCGCCAGGGAGACTTCGGCCACGTTCTGGTATGTACCGCCACTCTCCACCCTATAGATTCGTTTTTTGGTGATGCGGTGATTGCCGGACGGCGCACCGGGCAATGTGACTTCTACAGCGCCACCGGCGGGCGCGCCCTCCACGTCATCCCATCGCAACACCAGTGCAGACGGATCGCTTGGCGGGCCTTCCTCGCCATACTCCGACACGAAGGTGACCACATAGGCGGTCTCCAGAGCGGTGTCGGGCGGATCTTCACGGTCGGCTGGCTCACTGACTGAGGGGGCCGACTCCGGTGCCGGAATGCCCAGCTCGTACCAGTCTGACGGGTAAGGGCCGGTGCCAGAAGTGGCGATCTGGAAAGTGCTCATCTTCGGCGTACCCTGGCCCGTCCAGTACACCCGGGCGTAGGCGTCATCGGCAATCGGTGAGCGCACCACATCGACATCGTATTCGGCGCCCCAGGAGAACCAGAAGCCCTCGCCGTCATTGCCCACGTTGTAGCGGTAAAGATTGGCGGGGTTGATGGTGGCCGGCAGCGTGTCTGCCGCGCCAACGCCTCTACGCGGGCGCAGGGTGCCGCTGCGAAGGTCCACGTTGCGGGCCACCTGGGCGGCAGATTCCGGCAATAGGCGAGCGTCCATGATGGGGATCTCCCCCTGGAAGTTGGCAAGTGCAATCTTCATGGTGCCTCGATTTGGTCAGAGATTTGCGGGCGATTCCAGCCGCCACCCCGAACATTCAACCGCACTGCCCGGTAAAACAGCTGCCGAGAAACCCAGCTGGCCCCGGCTTCCTTCATCATCCGGTACAGCAGGCGGTCGGCTTCCAGTTTCGTGATATGCGGGTAGTAATGGCTGTAGCAGTAGTCGTGGATGCAAGACGCTTCCCAGGCCGGCGCGTAGCTTGGCGGATACAGCCACCAGAGCAGGCGCGGGACGGAGCTGCCGTTGAAAACATAGCCGGCGGGCACGGTGACACCCTCGTAGTGAAAGGGCTCAATCAGTTGCCAGCGGGTGGCGCTACCGGACAGCCAAGGCGTTTTCAGGTGGTTCGGGGCCTTGCGGGTGATCAGGCGGCTGGCCATTCGAACACCGGCAACTCGCTGATCAGTTCAGGCTCAGTGGGCGCAGACCGGCTGCCTGCCTCAACATCACTCAGGATCTGGTAGCACTTGGCCCACACTTGATCTCGCCACTCAACGCCCGCCTGTCCCTCGGCCGCGAACTTCGTGACGGAGCTGGTTGCGTAGGTGCACAAACTTAGGATGCCATCGTAGTTTCTCTCAGTAGCGGTTGCGTCCATGTGATTCTGTACGGCTTTCTCAAATCTTGCCTTCAAGCCCTCGGCTTCAGCTTGGCGCACCGCCACTGGATCTGCTGGCAATTCGATCTCGCCCAGCTTCACGCCGTCTGAGCCTGCGTACACTGGCCGGGGCTTGCCCGCCTCCTGAACGTCAGCCCACAGCCCTTGCGGGGTGTCGTAGCCATGCACCACGGCATCCACTGGCAGTGCCGGCAGATCTACGGTTTGGCCGTTATGCTCCAGCGCTCGGCCAGTGTCGGTTTCAATGATTCTCATCGTCGCGCCTCAGTGTCAGGTTGTTCAGGATGCTGTTGGTCGTGTCCCAGGCGTTGCAGTGCTTCGCGTAAGCCAGATAGCTGTTCACCTTCTGGCGGAAGTCCGCCACGGTGGCCTGACCCCGGGAAAACTTGCGGGAAGCCCGCTGCATGTCGCGCTTGAATCGCTTGACGTTGCGCTTGCGCGGGAGAATATGGGTTGACCAGGTTCGATAACCACACCAATCCACGCCGGCAGAGGCGGGCTTAATGCAGGTCTTGGGGTTGAGCTTCAGGCCGGAATAGGCAATCTCTCCGGCCAGTTGATTCAGGCGCTTGTGTGCCTGCTGCTTGCTGGGTGCCAGGATCACGATGTCATCCATGTACCTCAGATAGCGCCCGGCGCCTTTGTTATCGGTCATGGCGTGATCTACGCGATCCAGAACGATGTTGGCAGACAGCTGGCTGGTCAGCGCCCCGACAGGCAAGCCAATGCCGTCTTCGTGGCCGTAGGCGCCCAGAATAGTGCGCCAGAGATTCAAGGTGCGGTCGCAGTCGATCACCCTTTCTGCCTGCGCCATTACCGCGTCGTGATTTACGCTGGCGAAGAATTGGCTTACATCGGCCTGCACCACGTACACCGTGCCCCAGTTGCGCCGGCACTGCCTGAGCATCTTTTGCAGCGACAGAATGGCCGCATGCGTCCCTTTGCCCTTGCGGCAGGCGTAACTGTGGTCAATGAACCGGCGCTCGAACATGGGCTCCACCAGATCCACCAGGGCGTGGTGAACGATGCGATCCGGAAAAGGCGGGGCCTGTATGCGCCGCATCTTCGGCTCCAGAACCACAAACTCTCTGGCCCGCGATGGCTCCCACGTCTGCCAAACCAGATGGTTGTGCAGGTTCAGCAACTTCTCTTCCAGCCTGGCCGTATAGCCGGCTACCTCGCCACGGTACCGCTTGCCCTTTCGGGCTTCCCGGTAGGCCGCAAGCAGGTTGTCAAAATCGACAATGTCGTCGTACAGCATGACCATCCTTGTAGTTGGTGATCTGCAGCCACAGATGCCGCCGCAGTCTGTTTATGTTTCGCCTTTCGGCGAGGAAAGCGGCCCCGAGTGATTGGGCGCTGTCGCAGAGCTCGTAAGCGCTGCGCTTCTGGCCGGTTTTGTCGCTCGCGAGGCGGGCCCCGATGTTCGTGTTGGCGTTCGACGAATCGTTGTTGCAGTTCACGTACCAGAGCCCGGCATTCGCGCCATTGCTCCAGTTGCCGCCGACGTTGGGGCTGCCGAAATGAGCCGCTTCCCTTTACTTTTGTGACCGGAGCCAACCGCCCAGCATTCTGCCAAGCTCGTTGATATGCTCTGACCACACCTTGTAACGCTTGGGCGTTATGTACTGAAATCGCTCAGCCTTTCTCACAAGATGCCGAAACACCTCAATTTCCACGTCCAGCTCGCTGAGCGTCGTCTTTTTGTGGTGCCGCTTCCATGCGGTCAGGGTTAAACGCAATATCTTGTCCAGGCATTGCCGGGTATCCGCTGTCAGCAGGTGCCTTTCCGCTTTTGGGTAATTGCTTCGTGTCAGCGCGATATGCGTGTAGTCGTCCAATTCTTCCAATTTGGTCAGCATCGCCTCGAATGGGCGAAGGTGCTGTCTTGGGGCGCTACCGCGCCCCTGAACATGATTCATGGCGTCGTGACTCATGACACCCTCGCGAGGCGGGCCCCGATGATCGTGTAGGCGTCCGACGAATCGCCGTTGCAGGTCACGCACCAGAGCCCGGCAGTCGCGCCACTGCTCCAGAGGCCGCCGACGTTGGGGTAGTATTCGCCGACGTCGAGCCAATACCTCTGGTCTGGTAGCGTCGCGGTGTTGTCGTTGCTGGTTGAGAAGGTGTTCGCAATCCACGACTCATCACCGGTTGCCCGGAACGTAATCGGGTACTGAGTGCTGCCACCGTTCGGGACGCTCTCGCCCGTACTAGCCCAGGCCCCGTTATAGTTACGACGCTCAATGGTGCCGCTCAAAGTGCGGACACCGTCCATCCATTGGCGCACGTTGCCCCACAGCCCCACCATACCGCGATACGTGGCCTGTGCTACGTCCGAGGCGTCCACGTTGGCCGCGCTGGATTGGTTGACGCGCCCCTGCCCGGTGACGGTCTGGCTGTCCATGGAGGCGTTTTCGGTCAGATAGAGCCACTGAATAGCCAGCCACATATCGTAGTGCCAAAGCCGGAACCCGGCGACGCCGGAGACGTTGCGGGCCTCGGCATTGCTGATCGCTGTACCGATGGTCATATTTACCCAGGGCAATACACCGGGCACAGATTGCATTTTGCCGCCGCTTTCACTGGCCTGATATTTGCCTACCTGAAAGCTGTCCACTTCTACGCCATCAAGCACAAAGGCCGGCATGACGCTGAATCCGGTCAGTGGCTGGTCGCTGATCCACCATGCCGGATCGCCACCGGCAGTGCCGCGCTTCCAGTAGAATTTGGGGATCTCCACCATGTCCTGGCCATCAACCACCACATCGGAGATGCCGCCCCACACAGGGTGACCGTTGAAGTAGCTGGTTGACGGGGTGGTGATGGTGTTGCCTGCCTCGTCAATGTGGTCCCAGGTACCGCCGGGGCCGCCTGTTGCTCTGAGTGCCACGCCAATAACCTGAGCGGCCAGCACGGTCACGGTGGCGCTGTAGGCGGCGGACTCAGCGCCGTACTGATCCTCGGCCACCACTTCAAAGGTATAGTCGGTATCGCTAACTACGTCCGGGGCGGTCACGTCCACCAATTCGCCGTCCTGAATGCCATCGGTGGTTGCAAACACAAAGCCGCCATCGTCAAAAATGCGATACACCACGTTGTGGCCGTCTGCATCGGTAGCGCCAGTGAACGACACCTGAAACGTGGAGTTCTTGCCGGTCTGCGTCGGGGCGCTGATGGTGATTGGCCCCTGCGGCGGGTTGTTGGCCACTACATCAGCACTGACGGCCTCGGTCGCGCTGCGGTTGCCCAGATTATCGACTGCATAAACGGTGGCCGACACACTGCCGCCTGCCGGGATATCGACAGCTTTTGACAGCGTGGCTTCGCCGGCTGTGGCGGTGACGGTTTCGGTGGTGTTGTCCCACCAGGTGACGACGAACGAGGCGATGGAGCCGCCGGACAGAAGGCTTGTTGCGCTGACCTGGATGGTGTAGTTGCCTGCGTCGTAGACTTCGGCGGGGGCGGTTAGGGTTTGAGATAGGACTGACGATGTTTGAACCTCAGACCAGGCCGAATCCTGTCTTGCGTACTGCTTGCCGTTTGCCGGGGCTTCTGGGACTTTGGCTCCTGCCAGAGCTTTGATTGTGTCGAGAGTCCCGGCAGTTAAGCGGGCCTCAATCGGCGTCGCAGAGGCGTGAGGAAGAGCTGTCGTGCCCTCCTGTGCCCGCTCTATGGACCACTGGCCGGAAGTAGTGCCCGTTACTTTGACAATCTCAATATGGTTTGAATCTGCGGTTGATTGAAGCGTGGCCAAAAAGTATTCGCCACTGGAGAGTGCCGGCGTGTTCGCTTCGCCCGTCACCTGAATGATTTGATCACTTTCAGTGATTGCGCCTGCCAGTTCAGCGCGAACGTTGTTGGCAAATATCTGGTTGCTCATTGCAAGACCTTCAGCTTGAAATCAGGCAGTCTGACACCGTCATCATTCTCGAACGTGTACGCGACCAGGTGCGCCCTGTGCGGCCCGTAGTCTTTGGCTTCCAGCCAAGGGCCGGCATTTATCTCCAGTATGTTGTCCTCATACTTGGGGATAAACATCTCCTGCTCGTCCAGAACGGACCCGTCGCGAAGCACCAAGGCCCAGCGAGTGACCGCCGCCAAAGGAAGCGCATCGGCCTCCTCAAGCGTGGCGCCTCGCCAGACTTTCACGGAGAATGAGTTGTCACGCCCGATGTAGGTTGTGAACTCAATCATGGCGGCGTCTTAGTCGTTGATTTGGAAAAACAGGTCGTCAACGGTCACGTTAGCGCCCGTGCCGGTTACTGTCTTGCCCGTGCCATAATCACGCGCAAGCAAGATCTCGCCGGTATCGTCTGCTGAGGTGCAGATGACCGCCCAGCGGAGCGTGCCCCAGTCATCGGCGGTGGTCGTCCACGTTTGGTCAGCAAGGCGGGCTCGAATGCCGCCGACGCCTTCCTCAACAGTCCAGTCTGCCGGGTTTAGCGTTTTTACTGAGTAGCCGGAGCCGGGCTGCTCGTGTGTCGCGATTTCTGAAAGTTCGGTTAACTCGGTAATGCTCGCCTCATCTTTATAGAGACGCAGATACAGCTGAGTTGGCGTTGCGCCGCCGGCAAAATAAGCAGACAGCATGTGGTTTCGGAGCTCGGTAGAGATCAAGTCGGCCATTTAAATATCCTCGTAGGCTATGGTCAGGAAGTACTGGGTTGAGTGGTTGGTGAGGTAAAGGGCTCGTGTGTTGATCAGCGGATCAACCAGGCCGAACCCGATGGGGTTTTGGTCAAGCTGAGCGCCGGCGATCAGGGTAGACCCGCTAAGTCGCGGCGACACAGTCAAACTCGCGGACAATTCTTGGTCAACGGAACGAGGCCCGCCGCCCAAATAGGGGCTTGAGAGCAGTGAAGAGGACATTGAGGCGCTGCTGGGCGACCCGCCTGCCAGCTTTGTAGAAACGACAACCTGGCCGCCTGCCAGTGCTTTCCTGGCGATGGGCAGGCCTTCAAGGTTGGCCCCAATGCTCAAGCTGCCCTGCAGGCCTGCCTCGACTTCATAATGGGCGCGCAAAAAAGCCGTCATCTGACCCTGGACAAGTCGGCCTGACTTCACGCCGCCGGAGACAACCGCATCGACTCTGGAATTGGCGCCAGTGGTCGCTTCGGATAACGCCCCGCCGGACAAGATGGCCTCTTTTCGCATGGGGCTGTCAGAAATCATCGAATTGACCGCAATTCCACCGGACAGCGGCGAAACCCGGCGAAGGCTCCCGCCAAATATCTGGCCTCGACTGGCGCCGTTTGATAGCACCGCGTCAATGATGTACTTGCCGGAACCTGCAAGCGTTGTTGACTGAACCCCGTACTCTAAATCCGCCTCCGAAATTAAATTGCCGCCAATGCTTGCAAGGCGAAGAAGGCCTGAGCCGACCGTAACGGATCCAAGAATGCTCCCGCCAAGGCTAGGGCTGACTCGCACGCCATCTTCCATCGCGTGAGCCCGCGACATGCCAGCTTTAACCTCAGCGCTTGTTGTTATGCCGCCCTGAAGATTGGCCGTATAACTGATGAGCCCGTCGAAGTGGGCGGGCGAGCGAACCCCGTCAACCAGGTGCGCGCTGGCTTTTAGTTGGCTGCCTGTTGATGCGTCTGCGGTGGTGCTGAATGCCAGTATGGCGGAGATGTTGGCGCCAGAGTAAAAGGTTGTCGAGCAGGCCAGGCCACCAGCAAGCCGCGAGCCCTCATCTTTTTTCCCGTTTATCTCCGCCCCATTAAGCGGTGCGCCATTTATAATCATGGAATCAACCCTGGATAGCGGTTATTAGATGAAGCGGCGAGGCTTTACTCTTGACCCGCCATGGGCGTGCCCAAGGGCAGACAGCTGCCTGGCGCTGGCTACACCGAGTCGGTACTGCCTGTTGTAATAAGAGGCCAGTTCGGCGTTTTGCCATTTCTGAGGCATCATCAGCAGCCTCCACCGCGCGCCGTCAGCGATCACCTCGCCCCATCGCGACACCACCTCGTCTGGCGGCATGTCTCCTGGAGATGGCCGGCACGCCAACGCCCCCTCAAGCAAGCTTTCTTCGGGCTTCCTGGAAAATGTGATGGTTTCCGGGGTGTGCTGGACAAAGGTAGAATTAGACTGCCTCACGCGGCGACCGCCAAGCAGGAGCCAGCGTATGCGAAGCGGCTCCCCGTCCATGCCGGCTACTTGCGGGTAATCGGTGTTTGCGGCTACCACCACTAGGCCCTGCTCGACCCATATATCAGCCTCGGTGCACATTTCTCTGGCCATTCGAGACAATGACTCCCGAATAGTCATTATTGGCGCCTCCGGAATGTCTTGTAAGACCTGATTAACAAGATCATCGACTGTCATGCTCTGGCCCTCTGCGGGTTAGATGACAGATCAGGCGCGTTGGGGGAGGTGCGCTGATCGGTCTGCGCCTTCCCAGACAGCTGCTGCATGAAGGCGTTGTAGTGCATCTGCGAACGGTTCAGGTTGGCGGCATGCTCCGCGTCTTTGGCGTAGGCCCGATACAGGATGTAATCGAGCGCCACCGGGGCGTAGGCGTCGTTCAGCTTAAACGTCTCGGCGCCCACAGTGTCGAGCCCGCTTGCCTTGTCGTGCGGCTCTAGCACGGCGGAATAGATGATTTCCAGAGCAGCGCCGGACGCCGCCGGCGGGTACACGTAGAACGTCGCCGGATCCAAGTCATCAAACACGTATTGCTCGATGTTTTGGCTGGCCGGGTCCGAATGCCAGGTTCGCCGGGTGGAATCCAGCGCCTTGCGGGTGGTGACCATCACGGCCATTTGGTTGCTGCCGGTGCCGGTGTTGCGCACTACGTCGATCAACCGAAGCCCGGAGGCCGGGATTTTTTGCTTTGTGCCGGCGTCCAGCGCTTTTTCTTCGTTGACCGAGTAAGCATCCGGTTTCAGCTGCACAGCGGCCTGATAAAACTCATTCAGCCAACCAATCAACTCTTCATTGGTCCAGCGGGTGCCGGCGGCCGTCACCTCCTGCAGCACCAGTTTTGCGTTGTTGATGATCGCGGCAACGGTGGTGACGGCCATGCTTTACACCTCCCGCATATTGCGCTTTTTGGCCAGCGCGGCGGTGTACGGGTAAAACACTTTGGTGCGAGTGTTCTGCAGCAGTCTTCCCTGGTATTTCAGGTCGCTGTCGTGATCAGAGGGGCCTGCTTCGGCTGGCTCTGTGGTTGCGGCCGGATCAGGCTCAGCGGTATCACCACCCTGCTCGTCGCCTGCCTCTTGTGGCTCCGGCTCGCCCTCGTGCTCGTCCAGATGGGCGTGTAACTCGGCGCGCAGAATGTCCATGTTTTTGCGGCGGTCCAGCTCCAGCGGCGGGGTCAGCTCTCGGCCAATCGCCTCCAGCTTTTCCTTGTTGCCGGCTTCGTCAATACGGGTGCGGATTTCCTCGCTCATGGGGAAAGCTCCTTTAGTGCAATCAGGGAAAGGTTGCCGCCCCGAAGGGCGGCGTCAGGCGGTTAGCCGCGCTCCGCGTACAGGTGACCGGCCGCTTTCGGGTCGATCATCTCGTAGCCGAACACGTTCAGGCCTCGGATCAACTTGCCGAAGTCTTGCGGGTTCGGCAGCGTCTCCATGTTGGTCATCTGGCTGGCGAAGGTCAGCGCCTTCTTGTGGCCAAACATGACGTTGGTGGCTTTGTTGCCGGTAGTGCCGTCGGTCACAACACTCATGTTGTTGGACACGTACACATCGAACCGGTCCAGCTGGCCAACCTTGCCGTTTCGGAACACGGAGTCGTTGTCGCCCATGGCGCTGGCGTCGCGCAGGTCGGACTTCTTCAGCATGCCGTTCATCCACGCGGGGAGGATGATGTAGCGCTGATCGTCCGGCACGTTCTGCTCGTCCAGCACGGAGCCGCAATCCACGATTACGTCCATGATGTTGGCCTTGGTGATCGCCACCGGCGCGCCGGCTTCGCCCAGGTTGTAGGAGCCAGACTTCACGCCCGCTGCAGCGCCGGTGTTCTCGGCGGCCACATCGGCGTAGACATCGCCCAGGATTTGGGTGTCGATGGCAATCTTCATCTGCTGACCGGCGTCATCAGACCAGTTGTCCATCAGCTTGATGTCCGCCTGATAGGCGTCGATGTCATTGACCTCAAAGGCAAAGTATTTCGCCTGGTCAATGTGCAGCTCTACCTTGTCGGAAGTCGGCTTTTCGTAGTTCAGGCCGCCGCCAATTTGGTAATCGTTGATCACGATGGATGGGGTGGTGCGGATCTGCACCGTGTCGCCCTGGCTGCGAACTTCGCCTTCGTACAGGCGTGTTATCCCGAAGGCTCTTTATCCCTCGGTTCTGCCGGTTTCATTCCCGACAGTTCGGACTATATCTTCACCCTTTGCGGGAGCCGTAAGGCTTTCTTCCATCCGCGTGCCGGCGAACTGTCCTGTAGTACTCGCGAGAGTAACAGGCGGTGCAAAGGCCTTTGCGTCTACTGCTGTAGATCACAGTTTGGCATTCAGTGCACTGGCCGACGGGTGTCTGGCACTCGTGGGAATGCATGTCTGATAAATGGCTCAGCTTGTAAAGCATTGGATCTGGAACAAATTCTTCTATTAAGCGCCCGAATTTTTTGCTTTCTCGGGTGTTCGCTTCAATGAAGAACTGGCTGCCTGGGCTGCACGTTTTCTTGCAGCGCTTTTTGAAGGTTATCCCGTGGTTGTCAATAAACCACCGAATTACCAGATCCACTTCTTCTTCTGAGCACATTGTTGCAATGTTCGTGGCGACTGAGGTGACTCGACCGTGCTTGTTAGTGTTCCGCCTGGCGTGGCCATCATCCATATACCAAATGGCAATCGCTTCTGGCGTCAACATGTCAAGAACCTGCTCGGTAAGGCGCTTTTTGCCTTCAGGGTAAAGCCAGCGCTTGACTTGGCCAAAGTACGGATGACTAACTCCGAACTGGTACGCCGTGTACCTGCCTCCCGGGCCATTTCTAACCTTGGTGACATTGACCTGCCTTCCTCCAAGAGCCCAACCAAGGCGCCTCGCCTTCCACTCAACATAGAGCTTCTGGCTTTCACCGTGAAGAACCCTCATTGATCGGGATTCATACGGATACTTACCTTGACCAAGCCTCTGACGAACCTGAATGTGTCCGTCTCCAAGCGCCATTCCGACAATCACGCCGCGCTTTTCTTTGTTCATTGCAACACCTATTTCGTGGCACTGAGGCCATGAGGTATGAAATGCATCCCTAGTCTCTGAACCTTCCCAAGTCCGTTTGGGCTTGGCTGCTGATTCCCGTCTCAGGGTTCCAGCAATTCACCAGATTTTACACCGACCACGATTTAATCGGTGTTCGCAATTTCGGCGAAACAGGTGCGCTCATAGAGCTTTTGCACCATTTTTCCGGACCATACCTCCGGGATAAAACCCGGGGAGCTGGAGCTGGAATAGTCCGGATGGCTTGCGTCGCGAGTTGGACCTGCCATGATATTTCTCCTTCAAAAAGAATCGGGAACCCGCCGGGGCCTACTGGATGCGGCCTTCCTTTTGGGCTCGGAAAATGTCGGCTTCCAGTCGCTGCGCCTCGTCTCGGCTGTATTTGCCTTGCGTCTTGTCCCGGTAGAACTGGCTGATCTGCGCGCGGGTCCACATGGTTTGCCCCTGCGGGGTCTCGGTGGCCCGGCTGGTTTGCGGATCAATCTGGTCTTCGGGAATGCTCGGCTTTTGAGGCTGCGACTGGTCAATAAAGGCTTTGAACACGCCGGCTACCTGGCCTGCGTCCAGTGCCTGTTGCGCTTCAACCAGCGTCTGCTGGCGCTGTTTACCGGTCTGCGGGTCAAACCCAGCCAGGAACTGATGGAAAGCGGGGTCGTTGTTAAGCGTCAGGTAGTTCGGCACCAGGTCTTTCAGGGCGGTCCAGAAGGTCGCTTCCGCGTTCTGGCGCTTTTCCTGTTCAAACTGGTTTACCTTCTGCTCCAACTCATCCACTTTCGGGTTGTGGCCGGTGTCACGACTGGTCATGCGCTTGACGAAATCCACCAGGTCTTCACCAAACTCTTCTTTGAACTTATCCAGCTGGTCATCGGGGATGCCGCTGTTGTCGCCGGAGGGTTCGGGCTTGGCGCTTTTCAGCTCTTCGATCTGGCGGTCACGTTGCTGCACCTGGGATTCCAGGTCGTGGACCTTCTGCTGCAGCGCGGGCACCTCGGCGTTGTACTTGCCTTGCAAGACGTTGAAGCGGTTTTCCCAGTAGCTTTCTGGCTTAGCCTCTTCAGGCTTCGGCTCAGGCTCCTGAGAGCGCTTGTCGTCTTCGGCAGCCTCTTTGCCGGTGTCTGCGGATTGCGGCTCAGTGCCGGTGGCTTCAGACTGCTTCTCGCTTTCTTCCGGAGCCGGGGTCTCGCCGGGGTTCTCGGAGGGCTCGAAGTGTGCGGTGGCGTTGTCCACCTGCTGCTGAACGGACTTCGGTAGTGGCATATCAACTCCTGATAAGTGAGCCGGCATGGCCGGGGTTCACGATTCGGGGTCACGGGTTCGGCCGCCTGTCTGCAGTCAGGCACCGAGCGTTCGCCCACAAAAAAACCGCCTCCCATCACTGGTGAAGCGGCTTTCTGGTGGGGCCTGGCGTACCAGGCGGCGTTACTGGTCGAAGCGCTTTCGCACTACGTCCGGGGATTGCTCAATGTCGTCAATAAGCTCGCCCCGGGCTTTGATTGAACCCTGAAGGCGCATTAACAGGGCGTGCTCCTGCGTTTGCTCCAACTGCTTGCGGTCCTGCTCCTGCTTGCGGCTGAGCCAGTCCAAAACCTTGCGGCCCTCGGGGGAGCGCGCGATTCTGGCCAGGGCCTTCCATTCCTGCTCTTCCAACGGGAACCTCCTGCTGGGGTTGCTGCATCATGCCCATGATCTCCAGAAGCAACTTGCGCGCTTCCAGCGGGGTCAGAGTGCGGGTTTTCTCGGTATCGGCCTGCGTTTCCTGCATTTCGGCCTGTGTCTTGGCGGCGTTGGCGGTGCGCTCTTGCGCCTGAGCGGCTTTCTCCTGCGCTTCCGCTTCCTTGATTGCCTGCTCCAGTTGCTGCATGGCCTGGCCAGCCTGCTGTTGCTGGGCCATGTTCTCCTGCATTTTCTCTTCGGAGGGGATCACGCCCGGCATGTCCAGCTTCTCGGCCACGGCTTCGAGCAGGTCGCGGCGCCCTTCCTGGCCGATAATGCCCATGTCGAACTCGTTGGCGGTCATGGCCAGGAACTCGGTGCGCATCTGGTGGGTTTGCTCGCGAATCAGCATGGCACTGGAGCCACGCGGCACCACGTTGCAGTCGCCTTTAATGGCCTTGTCGTCGCTGTACTGCATGTTGTGCAGCCAAAGCGCTTCAATCACACGGCGGATTACGCCCCAGTCAATGTGGCGAATGGCGTCCTTGATGCCTTTGTTGGCGCTTTCCATCAGCATGGACAAGCCCGAAGCGGTCTGACCGGCCCCGCCCACGGACTCGTTGCCGTAGGCGTAGCGGGGAATGTTCGTGGCGTCGTCGGCCTTGATCTCAAACCGCTCAAACACCGTCAGCAATTCATGTGCATTGCTGTTGGGCTGGTAGAAGCGAACCGCCGGGTTGTTGCCGGTGATGTTGGAATCCTTGGTGCGCCAGACTTTCCACGGGTAGATATCCGTCGGGTCTTCGCTCGGGTCCAGGCGGTCTTCGTACACCTCTACCTGGGGGCCGGAGGAAATTGCCAAGTTGTTAGCCAGGGAGCGGGCGGTGGCGTTGCACATATCCTGAATGTCAGCCATCAGTTCCGGGATTGCGATACCCCAGAACGAGCCCGGCACCGGCTGAAAGCTGGCCTTGTGGTACGGCCGGCGCTCCAGTGGATCGCGGTTTATCTTCACGCGGATGACGTGGCGGCCAATCAGTGTCGCCTCAATCTCGTACTCGGCCAGCGGGTCTTCGATGTCGTCCGGATTCACGCCCCACTGCAGCAAACTGGTGCCCTGGGCGCCGCCGGAGTAGATCAGAGCGTCGATGGTCTGGCCCCGGGTCAGCCACTCATGGCCGCGGCCTTCAAGCTGAGCCCGCTCGCCGTCGGTCCAGAGCCACCCAAGCAGGAGGACAAATAATGGCCGTATGTAGCGAAGCGTACATGGAAGTTCAGCAACAGGTTTCTGGCTTACAGGCTGAGCGTGATGAGCTCCGCCAACAGCTCCAGCAGGCCGAGGCGCGGGTGGCTGAGCTTGAGCCAATAGTCGAAGAACTGGCAAACGATCTTGAAAGCGAGGTAGAGGCTCGCCGCCCTGGTGAGCTTGATCGCAGGATTGATCGTGATCTGGTTATCGTCAAAGAAGCCCGTGACGCGCTTTCCCGCAGTAACGGGGAAGCCTTCATCCTCCGCAAGCAGGCTGAGGCGGTAGATGCCAGCAAATCGCTCTTTTCCAGGTGGAATGGCTCAATAATCACTGTTGAACATGGGCGCGTGATACTGGAGCAAGAGGCCAGGCGCCTCCACCACAGAGCCGACGAACTGGAAGCCGAGGATGCAGGAGACTCCAATGACTGACCGCAAACCAGACAACCTTGTAGCCCTGCACTACCAGGAAACCGGCAGCTACGTGGTGAAAGGCCAGGAAGCGCTGGCAATTAACCCGCTGGACAAGTGGGCGCTGCGGAAAATCCTGAAGCTGCAGAGTGATCGAGGTCGATTGATTGAGGCCCTGGAGCAAACCACCAGCGAGCTGCTGGACGAGATCAGGGTGAAGTATTCCGAGGAAGGCCTGAAATACCCATCCGTGCAGCGCAGCTACCGGGCGGACATGGCGCAGGTTGAGGCTAATCACAAATTGCTGAAGGAGCTATCTGGTGACTGATTACACGCTGACAATCACCGAAAAGCAGGCGCAGGAAATCAGCCGCGCATGCGAGATCCTGGCCCGCTTGCAAATGGGGCAGATTGATATGGCGCTGCGGGAGTTGCCGCTGGATAAGCCGCTGGATTACCAGCAGCAGCTGTATATCGAGAATTACCTGAAATCGCTGTACCGGCAGGACGGCAAGCGCTACGACTCGGTTGCATGGGATCTGCATCAGGTAGTGCGGCACAGGCTGGCATGGGATCGAGCCATTGCAGCCGGCGAAGTGGGGCCGGATGGGCGACGGAATTGGGACACAATGATGGGCGTGATTTATGACGAGCCGATGCGAATGGGCGGGGAGCGGTTGGCGCGGATTGATAAAGCGGAGGGCAAAAGATGAGCGATAAATTTTTAAGACTACCGGCCGTCATGGAAAAAGTTGGATTACGCAGGACGGCTATTTATGACAAAATCAGCACCGGCGATTTCCCGCAGCCTATCAAGTTGGGAAATGTGTCGGTTTGGCTGGAGTCGGAGGTTAACGGCTGGGCCGAAGAGAACGGCATTACTCCGGAGGTTCTGGCCGCGATTCAGGATAAGCATGATGCCGGCGACAAACACCAACTTATTTTTGATGAGCAGTCTCGCGCGCTCACCGGTCGATCCATTCGATCGGTCAACGAAATAGTCACGGCTGCCAAGCGGGGAACGGATACCAAGGTTTCCGGCGTGTACTTCCTCGTTAAAGGTGGCGAGGTGGTTTATGTTGGTCAATCAACTTCCGTTTACAGCCGGGTCACCACCCACTACGCCAGCAAAGATTTTGACTTCTGGAGCTATATCCCCTGCGAAAAGGAAGGTCTGGATATTCTGGAAAGTCTCTACATCCATTTCCTGCAGCCGAAGCTGAACGGCAAGACCGGCCAGACAGATCAGCTTAGCGCACCTATCTCTCTTGACGACTTGCTGAAGCGGGTAACGCTTAAGGAGGCGGCATGATGTTCCTGACAAAGGATGAGGTAGCCATCCTAACCGGAAAGAGTCGGAGGACTCAGCAAAAGCAGGTGCTGGAAGCGGCCGGCATTCGCTACCTGGAGAATGGAATCGGGGAGTTGGTGGTTTCCCGCGCTCATGTAGAGCAGAAGCTGGGCGGCCGGGAAGAAACTACAATCAGCGGAACAACACCGAATTTTGAAGCACTGAGGAATGCGTCGTGAGCCCGAAACCGAAAACCCTGAACCGGGACATGCCAACCTACGTTCACTGGAAGAACGGTGCCTGGCGATTCAAGACGCCCAAGCATTTAATGGCGTTCGTTCCTGGTCGGAAAACGTGGATTAAGTTGGGCACTGAAAAGAAAGAAGCCCTGAAGCGGTACGCCGAACTGATGGGGAATCTTTCCGAAGAGTCCGGCATGAGCAAGTTGTTCAACCGGTACGAAGCGGAGGTCATCCCGGGCAAAGCGCCGCGCACCCAGAAAGACAATCTGAAAGAGCTGAAGCAGTTGCGGGCCGTCTTTCACAAGATGCACCCGGCAGAGGTGACCACCATGCACTGCCAGCAGTACCTGGACATTCGAGGCAAGTCGTCAAAGACCCAAGCCAACCACGAAATCGCCCTGCTCTCCCACATATTCCGCAAGGCCATGCAGTGGGGCGTCGTGGACCGTAACCCGGTCAAGGGCGTTGAAAAGCACAAAATCAAAGCGCGGGACCGGTATGTGGAAGATTGGGAGCTGGACGAGTTTCTGAAGGAAGCCACCCCGTTTATCAAGGCTTGGGTGGACGTGAAGCTGATGACCGGTCTGCGCCAGGGTGACTTGCTAGCCCTGCCACTGAACGCCTTGCGGGAAGACGGTATAGCGATCAAAAGCCGGAAGACTGGCCGGAAAGGCTTTATACCGTGGTCTCCTGCTCTCAGGAAAGCGATCAACGAACTGAAGGCATGCAACCCCAAGCAAGGCATGACGCTGGTATGCGACAGGTCAGGCAAGCCGCTCAGCGAAAGCGCATTTCAGAACCGGTGGCGGGCCGTGATGAATGATGCACTTGAGAAAGCAGAGCTGTCGGAACGATTCACCGAGCACGACTTGCGAGCCAAGCACGCAACCGATGTAGACGAGGCCGGCGGAGATGCAACGGCAAATCTTTTGCACGACGATAAGCGCACTACTGAGGCTTATTTGCGGTCGAAAAAGGCGATCAAGATTGTGCCGTGGGATCGGAAGAAGACCGGGGAATAA